GAGAGTTGTGTCTTATGCCTAAGACGATTTCGGTTTTAACCGAATAACATTGTTATGTAAAGCTTTTTTAAACGTTTTTTTATGCGCTTCTTTCTTAATTTTTATCGCTAAGTTAATAAATTCAAAGCCATCTGAAGTTAAATCAAACTGGTGTCCTATAAATAACATAGACATGATTGAAGTAACTTTAGAATATTCTCTAGCATCTAGCTTGTGTGCTAATATTTCTAGTGCTGATTCTAAATTAGATTTTCTTATTCTTTTTCCGGGCATATCTTTTTTTAACATATATTAATAACTCCTGTGATTTTTCGTAATGATGAAAACGTGTGTAAACGTTTCTCCACTTTAATCTATTTTTTGCTCTATGAAAACAAAAATAATCACGGTCTCTAGTTTGTTTTAATCTTTTTTCTATCCCAGATCTTTCTTTCCATGACATCATCCATGGGTGAGTGGTCAGTGTTCGTATAATTTCTAAATGGACTCCTGTTTGATCTAGCCATCTGCAAAATCGTTTCATGTTATTTATTTTTAATAAAGTCTTTTTCATCTACCAAATTTTAAATAATTAATTCTTCTTAATTTTCTCTTATGAGCTCTTCCATCATCTAATTTTTTTAATACTTCATCATTTATATATCTATACCAAGATAGGTTTTTAAAAAACTGTTGATGTATGATTATGTGAGCTTTTATTTCTCTACAAGTAAGATTATAAGGAGCTCTGTTAGATCCATGATTTATTTCTGGATTATATCTTTTAATAAAACGTTTTTCGTAATGTTGTCTAACTTTTATTTCTTCATTATTTAATAATATAATTCTAAAATACGTAAACACAGGACCAATACCTTTTTTAGTTTTACTACCTTCATAACTTCTGGAATAATGATCTAACACTCTAGACAAAGGAGTTTTACTTTCTCCAATATAAATTAATTTGTAATCATCGTTAAATAAAAAATACAATCCAGGATTATTATTTAAAGCAATATCAACTGTTGTTTCTTTATCTATACAATTTAACTTATCTCTATTTATTCGCATTCTTTTTCAACAAAGTTGCAATATACTTTTCAGCAGGCATACCTTTTTTCTTTGCTTGAAATTCTGCATAATCTTTTACTAATTTAGATATCATCCTAGCTGGGTTACGTTCCTTTTCATTACAAAGAGCTGTGAGTAATGTGTGTGTATCTTTTTTAACTGCTACTGATTTCCATTTATCTATATCCATGTTTTTTTAACTCCTTCTTCATTTGTAATTTAGTTGTTATTTTTGGATTTGGTAATACTATATAAGCTCTTTCAAAGTATGGATTGTTGTCACTAAAATCCCATCCTTTTCTTTTACTTAATCTAGTAATCGCTGCGTATTGTTTATCTTTCCAATCCATTAAATTGTTACTCCCATAAAAAATGCAACAATTACAGCTATAGTTCCTATAAACAGTTTAGGAAAAAATAAAATAAACAAAACAATAATTGCTAATGTGATATGATCACCCATTATTCCATATCCTTTCTAAGCTGTATATGATCTTCATGCACTTCTTTTCTACTACATAACTCATCAAGTATTAAGTGTTCAGACATACTCCAATTAATTGGATAAGTAGTAAATCTAGTTACACCTCCTATTTTAACTGACATAAGTCTATCTCTAGTTTCATTCCAATGATCTGTACCTGGGTGTATAGGTTGGCCATTAGAATCTTTAGAATGTATTTTACCTAATATCTCATCTACTTCTTTGACAAGATTAAAAAAGGTTCTACTTTTACTCTTCATGACATCTCCTGTATAATAGTTAATATTTATAATTATTTATCTTATCTATATAGATGATAAATAAGATAGGTCAAGATTAATATGAAATTTATTTTAATGATACAAATATGCAGTATAATCAGTTCTACCTGCATGCCTCCTATAGAAATAGACCCAGGTTACAACGAATATAGTAAGTGTGCCCTTGACGGATACACAAAAAGTTTAGAATTTTTAAAAGCTTTAGATGAAAAAACTATAAATGAACAACAAATTTATACAAAATTTTATTGTAATCCAGTCACAAATACCTAAAAAGCTAGTGTTTTCAACATTTTTACCCCCTATTGACACGTTGCATTTATAACACTTTTTTGATAAGATAGTCTCATGAAACTTTATCGTATCCAAGCTAACTACAAAAACGTTTATTTGGATGAAAATGTAGAAGCTGAGAATGATAAAGCTGCTTTAGAATCTTTTAGTGAGAGTTATGATTCAGAGCAGTTAACCGAAAAGGAAGGTCCTGGATTTCATAATCCAGATATACTTTTCTTAACCTTAGAGGAGGTTAAAAGAGATGGCACTACAAAAGTTAATCTCAGAGAAACTTCAGTTGGAGTCCAAATGGGCGAATCAGGCACTGTCACAGGGCAGAGTAACTCCTGATATGAAGTGGATCGACATAAAGATCAAAGAACTTAGAGTTAAGATCAATGATCAAAGTGTTAAAGACGCACAAAGTGGTCTTTTAGATATAGCTAGCTAACACTAGCAATATTTTTATTTTTCGTATAAAATCCTAGGCTATTCATGTCTCAAAAAAAAGTTAAAGTTAAAGGTATAAAAGTTTTTTTAAGTGTTCAAGAAGTTAAGGCTCTCGAAGATCTACTTATCAAAAGTGCTATGTTTAAAGGAGGCTTTTCTAAATTAAAAAAAATAGAAATAGGTTTGTGGCATTTGTTTAATGATATTTGTGAAGATTTAAAATTAAAAGATAATAAAATAAAAAAACCTAGATTAGACAAAAGCCTTCATTAATCAAATTTGCCTAATGGCACTTCACTAAATTTATACCAATGTACCTTACCATTTACATGTTGCTTAACTTTGTTATCACAATATTCACAAATATAAATAGTAGATTTTTTTGTAGGCAGGAAAGTTGTAACTGTATCGCAATGTGGACATTTACCTAAAGCTAATTCATTTATTTTGATAGCCATTAAGTGGCCTCGCCCCAGTTTATACCCATAGCAAGATCTACCTTGCTAGGCACTTTAAGTGGCACATCATCTAAACAATGTTCCATTTCATTTTTTATTTCTTCTATGTCAGAATCTTTACCAATATTAAAACAAAGTTCATCGTGTATTTGCAGTAGTGGCCGGTGGCCGGTGTTATAACAATTAATCATTGCTTGTTTAGTCTGGTCTGCCGCTGAACCCTGTATCAATCTGTTTAATGCTTTATAAGTCATAGCTCTTTTAATCGAACCTCTTTCGTATTTACTTTCAGCTTCTTCTCTAGTCATAGATTTATGGATACCAAAAGTCTTAGGTTCCCATCTATCAAATCTACAATGTCTTCCTTTAATAGTTACAACACAACCTTTCTTATCAGCTGTGGTCATACATCTATTAGATAACATCTTAACAAAAGGAACTCTCTCGTTGTAGGCATTCAAGATAGCTTTAGCCTGTTCAATATCTATACCTAATTCTGCAGATAATTTAGCCTTTCCCATACCATAAAACATACCTAAATTGATCGTTTTAGCCTGAGATCTAGGTATATCAGCCATTTCTGCTACAACCTGGTGAAAGTCTGCATCATCGTTTTCATATGCCTTTAAAAGCTCATAGGAGCCCTCAAAACCCTGATCAACGCTAGATGCATAGTGTACCACCAGTCTAGGCTCTTGTTGGCTNTAATCAAAGCTACCCCACTTTTTACCCTCATCAGGCAAGAAAAGGGCTCTAATATGCTTACCAAACTCCTTATTTCTAGCAGGAATCTGTTGTAAATTAGGGTTACTCATAGACAATCTACCTGTAGCAGTGCCTCCAGAGTCTGATTTTAACTGATTAATTTCTGCATGAATTCTACCTTTATGTTCATATCTTAATATCGAATCAATAAATGTAGAGTGAAACTTATTCATTTCTCTAGTTTCTCTAATAAGTTTAGCTAGTGGGTGAGGACAGTTGTGCAACCAATTAGTTGTAAAGCTTGGAGCCTTAGTCTTTGCAGTTCTTTCATACGGAATTTTTAATTTATCAAAAGCTTTCGCCACACTAACTGCTGCCCATATCTCTACGTCATGGCCACTCATATCTTTTATTTGTTTTAATCTTTTATTTTCTTCTTGTATAAAATTTTTCTTTAATGAATCTGCTTTACTAACATCAACCTTGATACCGTGTTCTCTCATTTCAATTAAGATAGGTTGTAGTTCAGTTTCTAGATTAAATATATTAGATAAGTTTTGTTGTTGTATTTCTATTTTAAATCTGTTCCAAAGTTTTAATGTAAGTTCAGCATCTTGCTCTGCATAAGGACCCACATAACCTGCAGGTAGTCTCCACATATCTGCTTTAGCATCAAGTCCCCACTCTTCTGCCTTTTCTCTTAACTGAGCTTCTGATTTTACTTCTCCTAAATAATCGAATGACAACGCATTTAAAGAATAACTAAATCTATCCTCGTTAATTAACGCACCAGCTATCATCGTATCATAAATTTTACCTGTAGGTTTTATACCTAAAGATTTTGTCCAACCAATATCATATGAAGCATTGTGACAAACTTTATCTACACCATTCTCCATTAATTTTTTATACCATTTTAAAGTCATGGCCTTATCCATATTACCACCCGCTTCATGAGCTATAGGAAAGTAACCTTTAAAACCATCTGCAGCCACAGCTATTCCTACTACTTCACCGTCTTTAGTAGCCCATCCTGGTCCTTTAGTTTTAATATTAGGATCTCTTGTTTCTAAATCTACTGCTATAATAGATCTATCAGATAAGTCAGGATAACTTTCTGGTCTTTTCCAATCCGATTCTGTTTGATTAAATACTAACTCAGTAGTCATTAATGAATTTTTTGGCTATTATTTGTATCGTGTATTGACCTTACTTTACGTAAATTAATTCCTTTTGCAAATAAATAACAATCTGCACAATAAAATTGTTTGTTTTCTACAACAATAGCTTTTTTTTTACAACCTTTGTATTCACACTTTATATTTTTTTTCATTTTTTAAATGTTCTATCTCCAAATCACAGTAATGTTTTATTTTATTTATGTCTTCGATTGTCTTACCTTTTGTTAAATATCTACAGACATACTTTATTACATTTGCTTGAAAAGGATTCAAGGCATTTCTTCTGATAAAAGTCCATGGTTGGATAACAAATTTTTGATAATGGGATCCTCCTATTTGCTTATCTTGAGGAAAAGCTTCATCAAACATATCTTTATTACTCATTTATAGTTCTCCTGTTGAAATTAGATGCAAGACGCCCCAAAGGAAAAAAATATGTATGGTTAGTAGAGAGTATATGTAGGGATGTCTTAGACCGTGTAATACCAGTATACCAAACCCTCGCTTCAGCCATCTTGTCTTTGAAGTTTTTGGTTGAAAAATTAGATGGCCAATTAGCTTTTTCATATATTAGTACGTTGTCTGCCTCCCCACCTTTTACTGAGTGGATTGTGTCAATTATTATTTTTGCTTTTTCGTTAAATTGAATATTTCTTTTTAACATACTTTCAAAATAATCCAAGTCTCGCACAGTAAATTTTCTGTTTAAGACTTTCCACCAA